CTTCCAGACCATTCAGATGCTTGACGAAGACAAAGAGGATACTTCTGGTGTGTCTCGCCTATCGCAGGGCCTCAACAAGGATGCCATAAGCAAGCAGAACTCAGCTGCTATGGTTGAACAGTTGGCCACTATGAGCCAGCAGCGCCAGAAGATCATTGCCCGTAACTTCGCCAACAACTTCTTGAAGCCTCTGTTTACTCTGGTCTACCAGCTAGTCGTAGAGAACGAGAGTGAAGATAAGATCGTAGAGTTGGCTGGTCGCTATGTGCAGATCAACCCTGCCCAGTGGACTGACAAGCGTGATGTGCAAGTCGAGTTTCACCTTGGCTATGGCGACCAAGAGACCATGGTACAGAAGTACCTGGCCTTTCACACCCTCTTCTCACAAGACCCAACACTGGGTCAGATGTATGGCCCCGACAAGAAGTTCAAGATGTTGGCTGCTGTACTTGAGAAGTCTGGTATCAAGAATGTTGCTGACTTCCTTACAGACCCAGCACAGATACCTCCACCGCAACCTGATCCAGCACAGCAGATGCAAATGCAGATGGCTCAGAAGCAGCTAGAAATTCAGGAACGTCAGACAGTCGTGTCAGAGATGAAGGCACAGTTTGACGCTGAAATTGCGAAGATGAAGCTCCAAATGCAGCAGATGCAATCACAAGCAGACTTCGCACTCAAATCGGACAAGATGGACCTCCAAGAGAGCCAGCAAGAGCACAAAGAATACGTCAACCTCCAAGAACTTGAGATTGCGCGTAGTGCTGAGGATGTCCGAGCAATCGCAAGCCCTAACGGGTAAACCAATAGGATAACCTATGCCTGCACAAGAAGAGCAACTTGTGGTGGCTGGAGATGAAGCGGAGGCATTACTTGGTGCCTCTGCATTCACCTCTGTCATCAATGAGCTTGTCGAACAAACCTTCCAAACCTTTGTCAACACACCGCCAGAGGACCAGAAGAAACGTGAGCAAGCCTACAGCCACTATCGCGCATTAGTAGACGTGGTGAACACACTTAAACAGCGAGTGGAAGTGCGTAACAGCATCCACGAAGCAGCAAATGGCGACAACAGCCAAGAGGATCAGTAGCACCATGGATAACGTGCAAGATACTAACTCTGAGCCCCGTGCATTAGATATTGATGACGCGGCAGAAGCAATCTTAGGTCGATGGGAGGACGGTGAAAGCCTATCCGAAGTCGAAGACAAGGATGCAACATCCGAAGACCTCGAAGAGACAGAGGTTGAAGAGGATGAACTCGAAGACGAAGATGACGATACAGACATCGAAGAAGACCTTGAAGACCCCGAAGAGGACGAAGCCGAAGACACAGATGAAGACGATGATGAGGCCGAAGAAGATGACGATGATGAGGACAATGAGCCTCTGACAGCTTCTGATGATCAGATCGTGGACATTGCAGTTAACGGTGAGACCAAGAAGGTATCTGTAAAGGACTTGAAGCGACTGTACGGACAAGAGGCGTCTTTAACTAAAAAGTCTCAAGACTTAGCAGCCCAGCGCAAAGCTACAGACGAAAGTCTAGCCCAGACGCATCTGTCTTATCAGAAGCTAATGGAACGGGCAGAGGAGCGGTATAAGCCATACTCTGACATAGATATGTTGGTGGCCTCACGGCAGATGGACCCCGAAACCTTTGCACAGTTCAGACAGGACGCAAAGCAAGCAGAAGATGACCTAAAGTTCCTCAAAGAGGAGAGTGGGCAACTTCTGTCAGGTATGCAGCAACAGAACCAAGAAGCAGTCAAAGTAGCAGCTCAAGAGTGCATAAAAGTGCTCGAAGAAAATCTACCAGACTGGGGTGATGAACTGTACGGAGAAATCCGCACCTATGCTGTGCAGTCAGGTCTGCCTCAAGAACAAGTTGATCAGTACACTGACCCACAAGTCATAATGCTCCTCAACAAAGCTCGACTCTATGACCAATCAAAACAGGCAGCTGAAAGCAAGAAAGCTAAAGCCACACTGAAGAAGTCAAAGAGCGGAAAGACCAAAGTCTTGAGTTCCAAGAAGTCCCCACCCTCTAGCAAAGCAATACAGGCCAAGCGCAAGCAAAAGGCCATGGCAGAGCTGAGTAGTGCAAAGGACTTAGACGATATTGCAGAAGCTCTAATGAGCCGCTGGGAGAACTAGGTTTTAACCTTGTCAAATCCCAAATAATCTAAGGACTATAATACGATGGCTACTTATACCACATATGATCAGGTCGGTAAAAAAGAAGACGTTTCCGACATAATTACTTCCATCTCACCTTTTGCTACACCCTGCCAAAGCATGTTCAAGAACGAGAAAGTATCCGCACGGACCTTCTCATTCCTCGAAGACGCATTGGCTGACAGTCAGGTAAACGCCGCAGTCGAGGGTGCAGACGCTTCAATGCTGACACTCACAGATGCAACAGAGCGTACCCAGAACACCCAAATCTTGACCAAGGCATTCCAAGTATCTGCAACAGCAGACGCGGTTGCTACTTACGGAAGAGCCAAGGAAACTGGACTGCAATTGGCCAAAAAGCTCAAAGAAATCAAGAAAGACTATGAACGTGCCATGGTTGGTGTTGAGCAAGCAGCAGTAGCTGGTTCAGCCTCCGTAGCTCGTAAGATGACTTCTATCTTGAACCAAATTTCTACAACCGTAGATGCAGGAGCAAACGCAACTGATGCTTTGACTGAAGCCAAATTGTTGCTTGCTGGTGAAACAGCCTACAACAACGGCTCAGAGCCAGACACCTTCATGATCAAGCCGGGTGACGCACAAATCGTTGCTGGCTTCTCAGCAGCATCTGGTCGTAACCGTGAGATTGCTCAAGGCAAGACATTGGTCAATGCTATCGACCTCTATGTGTCTCCATATGGCGAATACCGTGTTGTGCTCAACCGTGAGCTGAAGACAACACACGCTCTCTTGATCGACCCTACCATGTTCAAGACATGCACATTGCGTCCATTTACACGCACACTCCTTGCCAAAAATGGCGACTCAGATCGCCACCACATCGTGGGCGAGGTCTCCTGTAAACACACTAACTTTGGCGACTCTGTAGCAATCACAGGCTTGTCATAACGATACTATAGACCACTAGGTCTTTAGTTGGCCCACTCTTTAAGCACATAGGTTTTGCTCTCCTTACTGTGTGTTTATTGGGTGGGCCTTTTGTATTCTCAAGGAGGCGAAGGACGCCCTCTTGACCGATACACCCAACGAACAGCCTAACCTCATCCAGTCCAACACAGACTTCATAATGGACGCAGGCTCCCTTGTGCGTAAGCACACACAGACAATTTCCCAAGCATTCCTAGACGATCTTAAAGACGCTCGAAACGATAGTACCTCGAAGCCTATGGGTGAGTTCCACAGGATTGCTTCTATTCCAACAGTAGTGGCTGAGAAGTGGCTCCGCGAAGGCTTTGACCTCTGGGAAGCTACAGGCGAACAAATTGTACGCAAGCTAAAAACAGAAGACATGGGTGCCTTCATGGCAACCGAGAAAAGGGTCTAACAGATGGCTTATAAAACTACAGGCAAGTTCAAGCCCTGCAAGGGATGCACGACACCAATGACATGCGTAAAGTTCGGCTGTCAAAAGGAGGCCAACAGCTAATGGGCCTCTACTCAAACATTCACAAGCGCAGAGAGAGCGGTAAGCCCATGCGCAAAAAGGGTGCCAAAGGCGCACCCACTGATGCTGCTTTTGCCAAAGCTAAACTCACAGCAAAGAAGCCAAAGTCAAAAGCAAAGCCAAAGGCTAAGAAGAGGACTACCTAAATGAACAAAGGTCAAATCAGGAGCCACTTTAAGGCTCTCCTAAACCGCAGCGACTGTAGTGATGCTTTGGCCGATACCTTCATCGATCAGGCCCTCACTCGCATCCAACGTGTACTGCGTATTCCCAGTATGGAGAAGCAGCAGTCATACTCAATCACTTCTGGATCACCACTGACACAGGTGGTCATACCATCGAATTTACTTGAGATCATTGACCTCCAGTATGATGGTGTGTCTCTTAAAAGAGTGCCTTTGCATGAGATGGCAGCAGCACTAAAGGCTGGTATTACTGGCAGTCCAAAACACTTTAGCCGGGAGCGTGAGCTCATCAAGGTCTCACCTAATCCAACTTCTGGCATCCTCTACCTCAACTACTACGGAGAGTTCGATGAGCTGACGAGTGACACTTCCACTAACGTAATAACTAACATTGCCTCTGACCTTCTGACTTACACGGCCCTAAGCTATGCCTCTGATTACTTCCTTGATGAGCGTGGGCCACTGTTTGACACTAAGTCCGGCCAGTTCCTCCTAGAGATGCAAGAGCAAGCCAACTCCGCTGAGACCTCTGGCACGTCCCAAGTCATGCGTCCCACTTCTACATACACAGATTGAGGTAAACCATGGCTAAATCATCATTCTACAGTGGCTCCTCACAGGACGCCACAAACGTAAACGCAATCGAAGACAGTAAGAACGCTGCCGCACTATCTCAAGCAGCAGCTGCTACCTCTGCCGCTGCCTCCGCAACCTCTGCGACTGCCGCTGCCAACTCTGCCGTTGTAGCTGAAGGTCACAAGAACGCCATCACAGGGCTAACAACCACTACAGGTGCAGTAGGCTCTGACGTAACCTACAATAGTACAACTGGTGTCCTGTCAGTACCTAGAGGCGCTACAGGCGCTACAGGCTCTCAAGGAGCCACGGGAGCACAAGGAGCTACAGGTGCCACAGGTGCCACAGGAGCTACTGGGCCTGCAAGCACTGTAGCTGGCCCCACAGGCCCACAGGGGCCTCAAGGTTCTACAGGTGCTACAGGTGCCCAAGGTGCTACAGGCTCTCAAGGGGCTACAGGTCCACAAGGTGCTACAGGTGCCACAGGTCCACAGGGGCCAGCTGGTTCTGGTTCTGGCGATCTCCTTGCAGCTAGTAACCTGAGTGATCTTGCAGATGCAGCGACAGCACGGGCCAACTTAGGCATCGACACCAATTTCTATAGTAAAACACAGAGTGACGCACGTTTTGCAGGCGCAGATGACGCGCTTGCTCTTGCGATTGCTCTAGGCTGATTGAGGGATAACCAATGGCTAACACATTTAAGAATGCTATCAGCGCAGCGGTAGGTACATCACAAGCTAGTGTGTACACAGTTCCCAGCGCCACAACCACAACCTGCATCGGATTAACCGTTGCGAACCGCACCGCATCTAGCATCACAGTCGATGTAGAAGTCACAGACACTTCAGCCTCTACTACTGTGTTTCTAGTGAAGGCTGCTGCTGTACCTGCTGGTGGGGCACTGGTCCCTATCGGTGGAGACCAGAAGGTAGTCCTAGAGACTACAGACATCATCAAAGTCACAAGCAGCGCAGCCTCATCGGCAGACGTAATTGTGTCTGTCTTAGAACAGTCGTAGGGGGACACAAGAATGGCTTATATTGGTAATCCACCAGCACCACAGAACATAACATCCTCTGAGATAACAGATGGTACAATCGTCAACGTAGATATAGCATCAGATGCGGCTATTGCTGCTTCTAAGATTGCGGGTCTAGGCACAGCGGCGACCTCAGCGGCAACAGACTACGCCACAGCCGCCCAAGGCACAAAAGCTGATGCAGCACTACCAAAAGCTGGTGGGGCCATGACAGGCGCAATTACTACCAACTCAACCTTTGATGGTGTAGACATTGCCACCCGGGATGCGGTTCTAACTGCCACCACGACAACAGCCAATGCCGCGCTTCCAAAAGCTGGCGGAGCTATGACGGGCGCAATTACTACCAACTCTACTTTTGATGGAGTAGACATAGCCACCAGAGACGCAGTTTTAACCTCGACCACAACAACAGCTAATGCAGCCTTGCCCAAAGCTGGCGGCACGATGACAGGCAATCTTGCAGGCACATCAATTTCCGCGAGCGGCGAACTTATAGCCGCAAGCTACAACGAAACATACGCTGCTGTCACATCGTCCAGCAACGCCACAACAGTCAACTGTGAGAACGCCAACTCCTTCAGCCATGTACTGACAGAGAACACCACGTTTACCTTCTCAAACCCACCCGCATCTGGCACGTCCTACACGTTCAGCATTGAGATAATCCAAGACAGCGGTGCATCTGGCTACGCAGTT